AAAATAAAAATGCTAAAGAACTTCTTGAATAAGATTTATAATTCTTATCTATCTACACGTGAAATTAGGAAGACGGTTAAAGAACTTAATCGGCTAACTAATAAAGAACTAAACGACATTGGTATCAGCAGAGGCGATATATATTCTGTCGCTCGCAAAGATGTAGACATGAACCCTAACTTACGAGGGTGGGTATAATGTCATATGTTGAAAGCAATAATGTTGGTTATCGTCCTTTTTTCGCCAGAATCTGGGAGAGCATTGTCATACAGTTTGAGATTATCGGATATAGCAGAGCAGCAGCACACTTAGCCGCTAATGGTTTGCATGAACAATCTAAATATTGCATGATGCAAATTAAAGATCTTAGAAAAGCATAGTAATTGGGGGCTTCGGCCCCCTTTTATAACACGAGAGGAAGTAGAACATGATTAAAACAATTACTACATTATTAGTTTTATCGGCATCAACTGCTTTTGCCGGTGACGTCGCTAAAGGCGAAAAAAACTTTAAGAAATGCGCATCATGTCATAGTATTGAAGAAGGCGGAAAAAATAAGACTGGACCTAACCTTTGGAATATTATGAACCGCGGCACAGGCGTAACCGAGAAATATAAATATAGTAAAACGTTTGTTGCTTGGGCTGAAGAGAATCCTAAATGGACACCTGAGCTTATGGACGCTTGGCTAACTAACTCAAAGAAGTTGGTTAAACGTACAAAGATGAACTTTAAGGAAAAGAAAGAAGCCAAGCGCGCAGACATAATTGCATATTTGCAATCAATGGGTGAGGAATAATGAAATATAATAAACCTATCGGGTGGGAAACTACCCTTACAGAACTTGTAAAACTCCCACGAGAAATGTGGGATAGCGTAATGACAATCGAGAACTCGCCGCTTCGGAAACTAGATCCTATGGTAGCTCATATGGTATTCCAATGTTTGTTCTTTATTTGGAGTGGTATCTTTGCCCTAATGGTTGGCAGCATAATTGCATTCGGACTTAGCGCTGTATTTCATCTTCTATTAATTAGCGGTATTACAATTACGGCGATAACATTCCGTCAAGCAGAAAACAATCCAGACTCAATTAATAAATTGCTACAGTCTGGATCTAAGTATAATGGTCGGGCAGCTGATGGAGAACATTACTAATGAGAGATCGATTACTTGAATGCTTTGTATCGCATGCAAAAGGTCATGTTGATAAACACTTAGCAAACGTAGAAGTATTGCTTGCCAATCCAGTTGGAGTTGGCAACAATGGAGACATCATTGAGGAAATTGAAAAAGAACTTGATGAAGTAGCCAAATATGATGATTTACTTGAAATGGTAAATAAATACCTAAAATAACACAAACACACACAGGAGACAATATGTCTAATAAAAATCCCTTCGAAATCCGTGCAGATATTCTTGCAATGGCAAAAGACTATATGGATAAACAAGTAGAATTAAATACGGTCCTCTTCACTCAAATGATGGAAGCTGGCAAAAAAACAATCGAAGATGTTCCACAAATGTATACGATGGAAGAACTTCAGGAGAAAGCAAAAGAAATGTATTCTTTTGTTTCTAGCAAAACCTAATAGCTGTATATTAAATAAGTACACAACTGAAAATAGTTGTGTACTTTCCCTTCATTTCGTGTTAGAATAAACATATTCATTGGAGGTCTATCATTTGTCATTTTACACATCAGTAAACCGCTACGGTAATCAGATCCTATATTGCGGTTACAACGACAATGGCGTGCGTGTTGAAAAGAAAATTAAATACTCACCAACACTTTTTATTCCAAGTAAAAATAAAAACACAGACTGGCTAGCCCTCGATGGTACGCCAGTCGAGCCTATGGGTTTTGCATCCATGAAAGAGGCTCGTAACTTTATTGACCAATATAAAGATATCGATCAATTTAAAGTCTACGGTAATACAAACTATATTCAGCAATGTATTACCGACATGTTTCCAGAAGAAATTAAATTTAATCCTTCACACGTCAATGTTGTTAACTTTGATATCGAGGTTGCGTCTGATGACGGTTTCCCAAAACCTGAAGAAGCTATTCAACCGATTATCTCAATTGCTCTTAAATCAAGTCAGTCATCTATCTACCACGTTTGGGGTCTAGGAGATTACAACTATGAAAAATGTGCCATTGAAATGTATGGCGATCTTATTCAATATCGTAAGTTTGATACTGAAGAAGCTCTTCTGGCTAGTTTCCATAAGTTCTGGTGCGAAAATCGTCCAGACATCGTCACTGGTTGGAACAGTCGTTTTTTCGATATTCCTTATCTTATTAATCGCATCGCACGTATTGGATCTGCTGAAGCCGTAAGACGCTTGTCTCCATGGAATATGGTGAATGAGCGTAATACAGAAATTACTGGCCGTACACAATACGGTTATGAAATCGTCGGCGTACAACAAGCCGACTATCTAGAACTATTTAAGAAATTCGGTTACTCATATGGCGCACAAGAATCATACAAGCTTGATCACATCGCTCATGTTGTTCTCGGCGAAAAGAAATTATCGTACGAAGAACATGGCAATCTATATACCTTGTATAAAGAAGATCATCAAAAGTTTATAGACTATAACATCAAAGACGTTCAGCTAGTTAACCGCATCGAAGAAAAGATGGGTCTTATTCAGTTGGCACAAACTATGGCATATCGTGGTGGAGTCAATCTTGCCGATACATTTGGCACTACGGCTATATGGGATTCTATTATCTATCGCGAGCTTAACAAGAAAAAAATTGCCATACCGCCTAACAATGAAAAGATTAAGAACCCATATCCAGGCGGTTATGTAAAAGAACCTCAAGTCGGTCTGCACGACTGGGTAGTATCCTTCGATCTTAATTCTCTGTATCCAAACCTGATCGTACAATACAACATGTCACCTGAGACGCTTATAGGTCAGACAGAGCGGTCTGGTGTTGATTATTACCTTAACTTAGAAGACAAGGTCACATCTCCACATTCTGTGGCGGCTAATGGCTCTACATACCATAAAGACTTTCAAGGTATTTTGCCTAAGATTATTGAGGCCTATTATAGTGAGCGTTCTCAAATCAAAAAAGAGATGCTTAGTGTTGAGCAAAAATACCAGAAGAACAAAACCGTAGAGCTTGAGCGAGAAATCAATCGGTATAATAATCGGCAGATGGCTATTAAGATTCTACTCAACTCTCTTTATGGCGCACTCGGTAATAAATATTTCCGATACTTTGATATGCGAATGGCCGAAGGCATCACCTTGTCAGGCCAGCTATCAGTTATATGGGCCGAAAGAGCTATTAACGAGGAGATGAACAATATACTCAAGACTAATAATGTTGACTATGTTATCGCTATTGATACTGATTCTTTGTATATTAACATGGGCGGTCTCGTAGATCATTTTAAACCTAAAGATCCTGTCAAGTTTCTGGATAAAATATGCTCAGAACATTTTGAGTCAGTGCTTAGTAAAACATACACATTATTGTTTGATCAGATGAATGCTTACAAGCCACGTATGGAAATGGGTAGAGAAGTTATTGCTGATCGTGGTATCTGGACTGCTAAGAAGCGATACATTCTAAATGTGCATAACTCAGAAGGTGTTCAGTACGCCGAACCCAAACTTAAGATTATGGGTATTGAAGCTATTAAGTCTTCAACTCCTGAAGTTGTACGTGATAAATTTAAGCAAGCGTTTAAAATTATTATAAATGGTAATGAAACAGATACACAACAATTTATCACAGATTTCTATAATGAGTTTCGTTCGTTTCCGCCTGAATCGATATCCTTCCCACGTGGCGCCCGAGAGGTAACCAAGTGGGCAACAAAAAAAGGTGAAAAAATCGCATATAAAAAGGGAACGCCTATTCACATTCGTGGCAGTTTGTTGTATAATGGTCTTATCGACAAATATAATTTGCACAAGAAATATACTAAAATTCAAAACGGCGAAAAGGTTAAGTTCTGTTATCTCAAAACTCCTAATCCTATCAATGAGAATGTTATCGCATTCCCTGATTATTTGCCAAAAGAATTCGGTTTAGATAAGTACGTGGATTACGATATGCAATATTCAAAAACGTTTAGCGATCCATTAAAACCTATTCTGGATCCGACTGGTTGGTTTATTAACTATGATAATACAAACACGTTGGAGGATTTCTTTATATGACAAACTGGCTAAAAAGGCTTTTGTATGATAAGTACGAAGTCACAATATGGTACAATGAAAGTGATGGTACTAAGAGAACACAGTTCTTTGAACTATCAGAACTAAGTAAGATTGACCAAACGTCTCTTAAAGGCAGAGATATGAAGGGTCGCAAAATTAACATTAAAACTACTGACCAATTTAACTATCAAGTGAGGAAAATATACTAATGAGCGATTGGGCTAATGACATTTATATGATGCATAATAAATTTGGTGTCAAAGAATGGTTTGAAAAAAATAAAGACGATAAAGATTTAATGGCTACGTATCTCAAGTTTCGTTTATCAATGTGCCAAGAAGAACTAGGCGAAACGCTAGATGCATTTGACAATAAAGATCCAGAAGAGATTGTTGATGGGCTAATTGATATGTGCGTATTTGCTATTGGCACGCTTGACGTATTTGGTGTCGATGCTAATAAAGCATGGGACGCTATCTATGAAGCAAATATGTCAAAAGAATCTGGAGTGAAACCTGGTCGACCTAATCCATTTGGTTTACCAGACTTAATTAAACCTGCTGACTGGCAGGGTCCTGATCATGAGGGTAACCATGGCGATTTCGCTAACGCTCTTTAAGAGCGTCTTTGATAATAAAACACATCGTAGAATGGACTTCGAGAACTGGCAACAGCTCTCGGAGCTTTTCTATAAATTGTCTAAACAACCTGTAAAGGGAAAAAAAGATGCGCAACTTATATCGCCAGCTGTATACGTTTCTGATACAACTAGGGCCAACAAGAATGTGGATGCTTGGGCAGGTTGGGCTGCTATTGATGTTGACGATCACGTTTTTAAGGGCAAACTAGAAGATGAACTTAATGAGCGCTTTGGTAATTACACATATGTGTGTTATAGCACCGCTAGTAGCACTCATGAATTTCCAAAATTTCGTGTAGTTTTCCCACTTAAATCTTTCGTTGAGCAAGATAAAATCAAGCACTTCTGGTATGCTCTTAACTCAGAGCTTGGTAACATGGCAGATAAACAGACTAAAGATTTATCTCGTATGTATTATATTCCGGCAACTTACGATAATGCTTATAACTTCATCTTTTCTAATGATGATGGCGAACATATTGATCCATTCAAACTCATGGCAAAACATGAGTACGCACAAAAATCAAGCAAAAACTTTATCGATAGACTCCCTGAAGCTTTACAAAAACAAGTTCTTGAACACAAAAAATCAAAACTAGATAATACAAATATAGTATGGACAAGTTATCGTGACTGTCCTTTCTGGCCAAAGAAACTGGCCGGAGAATATCAAATCATTTCAAATACTGGCTGGTATCATAAGATGTATCAGATAATGGTTGCGGTTGCGGCAAGAGCTGTTGAACGACAGTATCCGATCACGTCACATGAGATAACTAATCTATGTCGAGAGTTTGATATGGGAACTGGCAATTGGTATGAAAACCGTCCTATGGACGTTGAAGCAGATAGAGCATTAGAATATGTCTACAAAAATATCTAATCTTATTAATAGAGATCTGGTTGTTACGCAAGACTTTATTGATTATAGAAATCATCACTGGAATCAAGGTAGCTATAAAAGTGAAAAAAATTGCGATTACCTCTTTCTTGAATGGTGGTTAATTAAAAATAAACTTGCTAATCCTCCTAGTCATAGATGGAGACACGACCTAATCTTTAATTTTAATCCGCCGCATTTGACAGATTTAAAAAGATGCGCAACTGATAATTTTAATATTACAGATCCTAAAACTTTATATAATTTAAAACAATCTATTTTTGAAAAGAATATGTTAACA